TAGGATATTTCTTTTGCAAACCATCAAAGTCCACAACAGGGACAGTAGTAGATCGACAATTAAAATGTTGCGGTGGTGTTGGCCCTTTGTTGTATTCAAACTCTTGGCCATCTAACCTCATACATATCGCACTTGTTCTTGAGTCTAGCGTTGCAACATATTCATATTTAGGACTTACCTTTTTATTTGCTGCATATACCGCCTGACTTGCCTGATTCTGTACTTGATTGATTGATGTTCTTACAATAGTTCTTACCTGATAATTAGCTAACTTTGTTACCTCACCACCAGCCGCTGCAATTTGTCTTACATTTCCTTTCTGTCCAAAGTCAAGCCTACCTATCATTCTTCTTGCAATCTGTTGTGTTGACTCCCCTGAGAACACACCTTGTCTTATATGCCTTGCTAGTGCGTCTTGCTGACGTTCTGCTATTCCTCTAAATGCTTTCTCGACTGTTTGCCCATTAGGTAATGTAATCGCTGCTCCTTGTCTGGCCGATAGTTCAAACTTTCCAGCACCAAACTTTACAAAATCATCTTCTGTAAATTGTTTACTGGTAAAAATATTGACCTGTGTTGGATCAGTAGTGACAAACGATTCTGCATATTTTGGACTGACCGCAACACTATTGATAGGAATATCACCTGATGCTGTTACCTTCTGCAGTTCATTCTTTATAAAATCAGTTTGCAAAAGTGCTAAACCCTGCAACTCCTGTGTCATTTCTTTGGTTGTGGTCTTTGCCCATGTATTCAAACTTGTTTTTGACTGAGCAATAATGGCTCTAAGCCTTTTTCTAGTTTGTGGTGCAACAATCACACCCTCTGCTGCTGCCTGTTGTCTTAGATCAATCTGTCTTAGTTTTTTTGCAGATGCAACAATAATGTCGTTATAAGTTGAGACAAATTTTCTAGAAACAGAATTGCTATACCTACCTAAATCAATAGTTTCTCTAAAAAATACCTCTGGTGTGGACATTTATCATTCTTCCTCAGTGTCCGCTGGCTCCTCCGATGGCTCTGGTGGTTCTTCCCTTTCTGTCAATCCTCCATTCTGAGTTGTTTCAATCTCATCTTCAACATCAAAATCATCACCAAGTATCTCTCCAGCCGATAGCTGGTTTAGTAATGTCTCCTGACTGATACTGCCAGAGGTAAACAATGCAAGTAAAGACTGAATTTCCTGTGGTTCTAGTCTTGCACTTACAAAGTCTCTATTAACAAAAGAACTACCAGCATTAGGTTCATTGAGGTATTCACTATGGAACTTAAGGCAGTTATCAATCAAATCTTGCATCTGCTGGGCAACTACCATCATTGTGCTGTCATTCTGCGACCTATCTATTCTCTTGGCTTCCGCAGTTTCTCCCACTAATTTTTGACCCAGCACCGCCGCCAATGACAAAGTATTAATCTGTTCTTTAATATCATCAAGCCTTTTAAACTGACTGTCATAGCTATCTCCTGATGGGCTGATATATTCCATGCGTGACTCAGGTGGCAATGCTAATGCCTCACTGGGGCCTGTTGTTATCTCATCTGCATTTGGATAGCCAAAAACTGCAAGCAACGGAACAGAACTGATGTGTAATATGTTGTCCAAATCAGACTGAATCTGGTAATGCTTGAGGTTGAGTTCTGCAATGTCATACAAAGGACTACGGCTTTCATAGAATCCAACTCTGTTGGAGTAAGCAACAGAAAAAGGAATCTTGTCTTTCAAGCTCATTTCACCTTCTTCAAACAATTTATATTCACCCTTTTTGTCATCTTTCCTATGTATCTCATATCTACCACGTTCTAGTACCCTGACCTGTGTGATGTTCTTCTCACCATAAGCTCCATCTGGTTCAACAACCTTTTCTAACAAACGTACTTGTGTAAGAACTCTCATGCCATCTATGATCTCGGTTCTCCAGCCTAGAATATCTGATGGTTTATATGTCACCCAATATGGCCTAGCCTTCTCACCTTCCTTTGGTGCATCTACCAAAACACCACAATGCCCGAATGAAACAACTGTTCTGGCAGTCTGATATAGCCAAATATTTAAGTCATTACCTTCAAGGTCTACATCAAATAACTGTTCTCTTACCAGATCTGAAACATCATCAAGTCTTACTGGCTTTCTGACTAGCATACCTGACAGCATTTTCTCTATTCTTTGTAGATATGGAACTACTGTTGATCTTGCAAGTCTGCGATCATAGCTATCATCTACTTCTCTTTCTAACTGTGGTAAATATTTTCTATGCTCAGATCTTATTTTATATGTGCCTTCCTTCAAATCTGCTATCAAATCCCAGAATTGTGCCATGCGTTGATAGGCTGCATTAGGGCTTACAACTGTTGTAGGAGCTACGGTTACAGGTTGATTATAAATATTTAGTGAGCTGTACACAGTTTTACCCTCAATAATACCATGATCTTAATATATTCTAATCCCTGTAGGTTTGCCCGACCTTGCAAATAATGGATTAAACTCACGCCATATTAAATAACCAACAGCATCAGCCATATGGTCATAGCCAGATTCTTTATCTGGTTCTCCCTTTTCGTTGTATGACTGAAGTTCCATTGATTCGATTAACTTTCTGCAACTGGCATGGATTTGTAGACGGCTTTCCCCTTTGCCGTTACATAATAGAGCCTGTACGGAAGCGATCCTGTCTCTAACTGGTGGGTTACTTCTGGGGCTTTGATTGCTGAAACCATATCCAGAAAGTATCTCAATGTCTGTCTGACTCGCATTTGTACTCCTGTTTCCTCCACTAGCATCTGGGTAAACGTAAATCTTATTCATAGGGTATCTGGCTTTTATCTCTTGGGCAATAGAATCAGTGTCATGTGCTTTAGAAATCTCATCAAATATTAACAATTTTTGATCTTGGACAATACCGATCACTGCGTTCATGTTGCCAATATTGAAGTCAATACCAACTCTTAGTGGCTCAATACCAATATCAGGTTTGATGTTTGTGACATTCTGCTCTCTGGTAAAACGGTCATATACTTGCCCAGTTGTTAAATTAATAAACTCTCCATTGAGGTAAGCTTGTAACATAGATGGGTCATAGTTACTTTGCATACGTTCAATAAAATCACTAGGCAAATGTGGATTATCTTGAGTCCTCATCTTTATAAGTTTTCTATCTGTTCTCTCTTTAGCTTCGTCTGTACCAAAGGTGTTATATAACCAGCGGAACCCTTCTGGTGTACTGGCTGCACAAAACTGACGAACATTACCAGCCCTAAGTCTTCCAAGTATTTTAGGGAAAGCTTTATCAGCTATAACAGGGCTAACAACATCAATTTCGTCCACCAACACATGACTAAGATTGAGACCTATAATTCTGCTCCAGTTTTCAAAGCTGCGGCATAATAGCTTACTGTCGCCTTCCTTAAAATGCAAAGTATATTCTGGAAGTGGACTAGCTCTAAAAGTATAAGGAATCTCATATTGCTCAAGGAACATTTCAAAATCTGTTTGCCAAATGTCTCTTATTAAAGGTGCCGTAGGCTCCATAACAGCACCAATAAACCCGATATTCATAGCAGCCAGTTTGACAGCCATACTACACAAAGCTCTTGTCTTGCCAGCACCATATCCAGCACTAAGTCCTACTATCTCATTCTGATTATCAAAGAACTGTTGCTGCGGTGGATGTAAGTCAGCCCTGATCCTGTTTAGCAAGTCATCAGTATCAACATCAACATATCTACTACCTATGTGATCTAAGACTGATCCTTCTTTGTTCAGTATGCTCAAGACATCACCTGACCTACTTTAGCCATTGAGTTTATGCAGCCCAAAGCCACTGTCAACTGCCCTGATTTCCTAGCCTCTTTTGCCAGTGATGCGTATTGTGATAAAACTTCCGCAGTAAATTGCCTTCTATCTATATCAAAGTCTTTCTTAAGAATCTCTCTTGCATCTTGCATATAATTCTCAACAGTCCTTGAAGAAACACCCCACTCATCCGAAGCAATTTGAATTATCTCTGATCTGGTAGTACCAACAGACATAAGCTTAACTACTTTGTTCACTCTGAACTCATGCTCATTCTTGGTAGTTCTGCCGTTGGCCACTATGAAATTATGTTTTTAATATTCTAAATGTAGCGTCAATCGTTGGTTTTTGTCGATTTTAATTAATAAGATGGTTCAATTCCATTTACTCTGCAAAAGTTTTCATATTTTTCTCTTTGTCTTTTTACACTATCAAGAATAAATTTAGGAATAATTGGCTTGTCATGTTTCACTGTATCTAGAACGAATTTAGGCTTGTTTAATCCTTCTGAGCCAGTTTTTATGTCAGAAATTTTTACTGAAGATTTGTGTTTCATGGTTTTTGTTTTTGTTTTGCCTGATTTTCAAAAGTTGTTTTAAGAAATATAAGTTCATCAATCCTTTTTCTTAGAGCATTGATGCGGTCATTGTTAAAAGTATTAAAATCTTTATTCTTCATCTTTTTTATCCTCCTCTTCTTCATATAAATAATCATGTTGCATCAGTCGCAAATCAATCGAATCCCAAGAACCATGTAATTTTTTTAGGTTGTTTTGGTAAATAATAGCTTTAATTTTCATAATGATTTTATGGTGAAGTTTGCAAGTTGATCTTTTACCTTTTGAACTTCTGGTGGTAGTTTTGTTTTTTTATTTTTCATATTATTGGCTATTGCTTGATTCATCAATTTAGTTGTTTTGATCCAGTTTTCTTTTCTGATGTTGTGTATTTCTCGAACAATATCAATATCAAGATTTACACCAACATTGTTTCTTATAGTGTTATCTAGTTCTCTGTAGCCTTTACAGATTAATTGATTGTCCTCATCATATTTTGCGTTAGCTGCGGCACAGTAGCAAATAAGAGCTAAATCCTGTCCACCACTACGTTTTCCTGTGTCGGTCATATCATAATCAGGTAAGTGATGGTTGATTAGACCATCAGAATTGTGGATTATTCCAGAATCGTTACAGGCATGACATTCGTAATAGGGAGCTTTGAATGTAACTTCCCGATCAATGGGTGATCGTTTATAAGTTTTCATAGGGTGTTAAAAAGGGGTGTTTTTAGGTTTTCTAAATGTAACTGCTTTATTTACAGGTGTCAATAAATATTGTTCGTATTGACCATTTTTTATCCAGCGGTGAGCATCAGGAAACAATGGTGTGAACTTATCAGCTTTAAGTGACTTTATTCTGGCTCTTATATCGGCTTCAAGGCATTGTTTTAGCTTATCCCTTGTCTTTGCATCTAATTTCATAAATTCATTGTATGCTGGCTTTTTTGACAGAGATATTGTTCTCATGTCTTTTGGTATTTCCAAGTAAGTTTTCCAAAAAGGTTCAAAGCTTTTATTTTTATAGTTATTTGTTTTAGTTAATTTGTTTTTCTTAGGGTGTAGCTCTGACACTACCCCAGTATCTGACTGACACCCCCCTAGTGTCTGTGTGACACCACCCCCAGTTCCTGTGAGATACCGCCCATTAATCGCTGGGTCTGGGACAGGAAGTGCCTTACATTGCTGCCAAATACTGACTCTGTAGCAATTAGTTTTTTGATTTAACTCATCAATCCTGTACTGTTTCTGTAAAAGGCCAAGCTCTACTAATTCACTAACAGTCCTGATAACACTTGATCTGGACATCTTGGCATCTTTGGCAATGGTGGCATAACTGGGCCAAATGTTTGGGTAATAGCTCTGTAAAACCCATATTACTGTCAGTTGATATGGTGTTACTTTGCCCTTTAATGC